ACTCGAGCATACGGTGCAAACACATTTGATGCTTTGACCCGATTAAATATTTCAGGTGTTGGCGGAACATTTGTAAGAAATGAAAAAATTACAGGTGGAGTTTCTAGTGCAACAGCAACAATTGCTTTTGCTAATGCTACAGTCATTGATATTAGCGCAATTACAGGAACCTTTACATATTCATCTAATGGATATACATCTGAAACAATTTTAGGTACTACTTCTTCAGCAACTGCCACTATTACAAGTATAAATAATCCTGATATACAACCTTTCACAAGTTCAGTTTTGTATATAGATAATGTTGAACCAATAACAAGATCTACAGTTGACTTTGAACAAGCATATTTGATCCTAACTCTCTAAGGAATAGCAATGGTTAACGTCCCACTAAGTAATGCCACTCTTAACACTCTTCAAGGAACATACTTTGATGACTATGATGAGGATAAGAAATTTTATCGCATTCTTTTTAGACCTGCAACTGCAGTTCAGGCAAGAGAACTAACACAACTTCAAACAATACTTCAGAAACAAGTATCACGTTTCGGAGATCATGTTTTCAAAGAAGGTTCTGTTGTTGATGGTTGTGCTCCTGTTCAGTTTTCTCAAACACCGTTTATTCGTGTAGTTGATGCATTTCTTTCAAATACTATTGCTATTGCAACTGTTGAAGATCTTGATGATACTTATATGATCACTAATGGTCTTAATTCTAATACTGCTGTTCGTGCTGCAATTTTGTTAGCAAAAAAAGGATTCCAATCAAACTATCCAGATACAAATAGATTTTATATAAATTATATCTATACAGGTAGAGATGGATCTAATAATGATGTTGGAGAATTTTCTAACGGTGAAACGCTATATATCTACAGCTCCAATCAAACACCCTTAGCAACACTTTCTAATACAAATGTTATTGCAACCATTAATACATTTACAACAAACACAACAGCAAATGCTGCATCTGGAAATGGATTTGTGGTTTCTGTTGGAGATGGTATTATCTTTCAAAAAGGTTTCTTTCAAAAAGCAGATAAGCAATATGTTATTGTTAATAATTTTTCTTCTGATGCAGCATCTAAACTTGTTGGATATGAAACTGTAGAATCAATTGTTACAGAATATCAAGATGCATCATTAAATGATAATGCTAACGGATCATCAAACTACAATGCTCCTGGTGCACATCGTCTTAAATTGACTCCTACTCTTGTTGTAAAAACAAAAACAGAAGCTTCAAACAATTTCTTTTCAGTCATTGAATTTGATGGTAATACAGCAGTTCAATTATCTTCAAGGCCTATGTATGCAGCGCTCGGCGAAGTTATGGCAAAGCGCACTCTTGAAGAATCAGGTGACTATACTATTGCACCATTCGCTGTTGAAACAACCGCTAATACTTCAGATGCAAATTCTTATAACTATGAAATTTCACCAGGACTTGCATATATACGAGGTTCTCGTGTTGAGATTATAGGAACAAGACGTATAACTAGTTATCGTGCAAATACAACACAGATTGCACAGAATAAGGTAATTACTGCAAACTATGGTAACTATGTTTATTGCAAAGAAGTATTAGGTGCTGCAAACTTTGATACACTCGGTGAAGTTGAACTATACGATACAGCATTTACAGCAATCTCTGACCGTGAAGGTTTGACAGGCGGAACTTCAGGTAGTGTTGTTGGATTTGCAAACATCAAGACAGTAGTATATTATTCAGGCACTCGTGGAACATCTGAAGCTCAGTATTATGTTTACTTGTTCAATATTCGGATGAATACTGGTAAATCATTCTCATCCGATGTAAAAAGCATTTATTTAGCATCTGGCGCATATGGCAAATTCAAAGCAGATCTTGTTCTTGAATCTAGCGCTGCTGTTCTTTATGATGCAACATTTACACCAATGGTATTTAACACAGGATATTCTGCTGTTAAATCATTAAGTGCGCCGACTCGTGATACTTCTTTCTATTATAGAAAAACTTCTTCTTCAACATTAAATGCTAACGGATTTATGTCATTCACATTGTCTGGTGGGTTAGGTGCTGCTGGAGGAGAACAATTATATGATACAGATTCTAGAAATTATTTAATTTCATTTTCTGCTAATGCATTTTCTGCAAATCTTGCCGGAACAGTTAATGTTTTTTCTACTGTAAACTCTACAGCATCAAATAGCACTGCATCTTTTGTTATAGGATCATCAACTACAACATTTGAGTCATCATTTAAAGTTGGTGATACTATTCGTATCTCAAATACAACTGCAGGCTCACCTGTATTATATAAGATTGGCGGAATATCATCAAATACTTTGATGTATGTTTTACCCGCTGCAACAGCAAACTCAGTTGCAAATACATACCAAAGATATTATCAAGACGGTTCTATCTTAAACCTTACAGATGCAATGCTTTCTGTAAACGCTACATCAAACACATTTACTATATCAACAGGTATCACATTTGATTCTGGTTCAGGTAATACTGTTTATGCACAATATCCTGTTCAAAAAGGTGCAAATACCGCTGCAGTTCAAACAGCAAAAACCGTAAGCAAAAATCGTCTTGTCAAAATTGATTGTTCTAATAATCATGCTAATTTAACTTCAAACGCAAATGGGCCGTGGTCATTGGGATTCCCAGATGTTATCAAGATTAATAATATCTGGGTTGGCTCTTCATCAACATATGCAAACACAACAGCAAATCGTCTAACATGGTTTACATTAGACAACGGGCAACAAGATGATAAGTATGGGCTTGCATCAATATCAGTGAAACCAGAATATAAGAGTAACATAACTGCATCATCAACTATCCTTGTTGATCTTGATCATCTTGTTACAGATACATCTTCAGGTATTGGGTATTATTCAATTGACTCTTATCCTGTTTCTTCTAATGGAATTTCTTCAAACTCAACAACAATTACTCTTGCAGATATTCCTATCTATAATTCAAAGACAAACGGAATACGATATGATTTAAGAAATGCTATTGATTTTAGACCAATCAAAACTGCAACTGCAAACTCTATTGCAAACACTGATCCTACTGCTGCTGGTATCACAATCAATCCTGCGTCAGCAAACTCAAATACATTTAATATCTCGGCATATGGGCAATACCATCCAGAAGTAGATTCACAGTTCACTGCAGATTATGAATATTATCTTCCACGTTATGATTTAATACTGTTAGGTCCAACAGGTCAAGCATCTGTTGCAAACGGTGTTCCTGAAGTGAATCCTAAAAAACCGTTGAATATTTCAGATGCATCAGTGATTGCAGAAGCGTTCGTCCCACCATTTCCATCTCTTACAACAAGAGAAGCAGAAGATGCAAGTAGGCCTGATCTTTCAACAAAGATTTTCTTAAGATCAAATAAACGCTATACTATGCGTGATATTGGTGTTCTTGAAGAACGTATTGCTCGTCTTGAATATTACACTGTTCTTTCTACGCTTGAGAAACAAGCAAAAGATGTTTCTGTTCCTGATGCTACAGGTAAAGATAGATTCAAGAATGGCATCTTTGCCGATCCATTCAATTCACATACTTTAGGTAATCCTTCTTCAAATGAATATAAAATTTCAATTGATCCTATCAATTCTGTAGGAAGACCAAATTTTAAAAATCATCTTATTGATTTTCAATATAATTCATCTAACTCAACAAATGTGGTTCAAAAAGGACCATATATTATGTTGGCGTATAGTCATGAACAATTTGCTCAACAGAAATTTGCCACCAAGATTAGAAATTGCACAGAAGCTCTGTGGAGTTGGTCAGGTGTTGCTGTTCTTTCACCTTCACAAGATACCTTTGTAGAGGAGAATAAAGCTTCAGCAATTATGAACACAATTGATCTTGCAAAACCATTTCAAGATCTTTTATCAAGCGGATTTATTAATACAAAAATTTATGGATCACAAAGTTCGACAACAGCAGTAGATCAAAAAATTTCATCAGTTGTTGGTGGTGGGGGAACCACAACAACAACCGATACAACAACAACTAAAAAAACTTCACAAGATGTTTCTACATTAAACATCACAACATCTACTTCACAATATAATCTTGGAACATTTGTTAAGGATGTTTCAGTAGTTCCTTACATGAGATCAACAGACTTTGCTTTCTTTGCAAGAACAATGAAACCAAAGACAAAGTTGCATGTATTCTTTGATGGTGTAAATGTTGATGAGCATGTGACACCTGGTGTTCTTACAACAGACCCAAAAGACTTCACATTTGATATTAAAGAAAAAACAATTGTTACACCCAATGCACCAAAAGGTGTTACAGATTCTAATCCGTTAGTTGCAAACTCAATTGGCGGTGTTGCAGGTATCTTTACAATTCCTGCAGGTAAATTTAGAACAGGTGACAGAAAACTTCTTATCACAAACGTTGATAATCTAGTAACAGGTGCTTCTGCAAAAATTACATCTGCAGAAGCAATCTATACAGCATCAGGTATTGCTGTTACAAAGCAAACATCTACATTAACAACAATTAATCCAGAAATTTCTAAAGTAGATACAGTAGAAAAAAATACTGCTGTTACTAAAAGTACTGTTGTTGATTTTGTATCGGATCCGATACAAAATGAGAGCCTTAATATAACACAAGAAGCCGGAGGCAGAGATGATCCTATCTCACAATCTTTCAATATACCAGTTCCCGGTGGTATTGCAGGTCAATTTATTTCAAAGATAGAAGTATACTTTAACAAAAAAGATGCTGTTCAAGGTATTACATGTTGGCTTGTTCAGATGACAAATGGTGCTCCTGATTTTACCAAAGTATTAGGTAAATCATATCTTTCATCTGCAGAAGTCAATACTTCAACTAATAGCACTACTTCAACAACATTTGAGTTTGAATGGCCTATTTATGTTTCTGCAGAATCAGATTATGCGTTTATTCTTGAACCTGATGGTTCTTCGCCAGAATACGAAGTTTGGGTTGCAGAAACTGGCGGATTTGATATTGGCGATTTTCCTGGTACACAAGTATATCAAAATCCATACGAAGGTATCATGTTTATTTCTGCAAACAAGAAAACTTGGAGTGCAATTCAAACAGAAGATATTAAGTTTAAACTTTATAGATGCCGTTTTACACAGACATCAGGTTCTGCAGTATTCAACAATGAATCTGACGAATATCTAACACTAACAGGTGTTGTAAAAGCAAACACAAGATCAATTGCTGTTGGTGATGTTGTATATTCAACAAATACATCCAAGATTGCAAATACATCAGGTCCTTTTGGCATTATTCAATCATATGAAGAGGACACAGGAAAAGTTATTCTTGATTCTGCAAACGCTGGATTCTCCAACACTGCTGGATCAGAAATGATTCAAATTCATAGAATTCAACCTGTATCGAATATTTCTATCACAACAGGTAATACAGCATCATCTAACTTGCTAACAAGTACAATCATTGCATATGCAAATATTGCAACAGTCGATAATAATAAGTATCACACAATCACTCCTAAGTATGCAGTCATGGTTCCTCAAGCAACAGGATTAAACTTCCTATACAAAGGAACAGATGCTTCTTATGTTGCAGATACTTCTTATAAATCGCTTGTAAATGATGGAATGAATGAACAATTTGATAAAGAAAGAATCTTAATGAGTCT